AATTCTTGTTAACGGTATTTGTTCCTTGGTCAGAATAGATTGAACCTAACAAATATGCTTTAGGTTCTACTTTAACTCCTTGACTTGATAAATCAAAATCGGTTCTTGTCAATCCAATCTCACATAAGTCTTCATTTCCCCAAAATGGGAAAACCTCGACCGTTTGGTTGAATGAAACGATTTGTGGTAATGAATCGATATCTTCAGATGATTTGTATGTGTATTGATTTTTAAATTTATCTACACCCATACCCTGTCTAATGAAATCGTCGGGTCTTAATGAGAAGCACCCCATATCAGATAAATCAACATCAACGTGAACTGTTTGGGTTCCGAGTGGAACTCCCCAAATCATAAAGTCACCTGAGTCATTTGTCTTAACGGTGTATTTGTAATATTTTTCGTAAACTTCTAAGATTTCTTCTCTTGTAAGAATATCTTTTTGGTCGGGGAATGTACCTGTTGGTGCATGTCCACCATGTTGTTGTCTACTCGGTAATAGGTTATAACGGTATCCCGCCTCGTTCCTATCATTAATGGTTGTAAAAGGGTATAACGCCGAAATTACTGGGTCGTCAACATCTTCATCTTTAATTGGTATAAAGATTGAAACTCTTGCGTTTGGAATCCCAAAACCATTGTTTACTGAAATTCTACCGCAGACAACACCGTAGTCGGCACACATAGATGAATAGACATCTGTTTGTGTGAATTTTAAAGACAATATCTCAAGTAGGTCGTAGTCTTGTTTAAGTTCTACCACCACTTTTTGGTCTTTACCTATATTTGTGGAAATTCTGTGTTTCTGCATTATTATCTATAAATAGAAAATTATGTGTTTCCAGAAATAATAAATAAAAAATAAATTAGAATGTAGTCGTTCCTAATGTTTTAACCCTGATTTTAATATCTTTTTGTGGAAATCTAATTTGGAATATTTGATTTGACTTCATATAGATGGTCATATCAGATTGACTAATTTCTTTAGTTGATGAGTTGACATACGATTGAGCAACCTCTGCACTTGAGTATTCACCACCATTTAGGTTATAAACTCTAATATCCACAACGTTCTCAACACCTGTGGTTTGTCCAATCATTCTATTTAAATCACCAACCAATAATGGGTCTCCCATTTTTCTTTTTTCAATTGAAAAATAGTCAATAATTTCTTGGATTGTAGTTTTTATTATTTCTGTTTGATTACCGTTTTTATTAATAACCAAATCAATTTCTAAACCTAAGTCAATCACTTCCCCACTTTGAATTTCAAGGAAGTCATTTAACATTCGATATTCAGAAAGGTATGTTAATATATTATCTTTTAATGTGGTTGAAACCGTATCGGTTAAATTACCATTCTCATCATATGATAATAGTTTTATTTTAACCTTATTGTCTTCTTCCATTACGTTAACTTTTGCGGGTGCACCAAACGTTGATGGCATTGTTTCAATTAATGATTTATAATCATTAAGGGTAACCGCTCTGTTTTGTGCAGCAAAATTGTATGCAACTAAATTTCTAACTTCCTCGACTGTTGGTTGGTCTGAACCTCCGACTGCCGGTGTTACGTTAGTAACTGTTAATGATTGTTGAACTTGAGTATTGGTACTTGAGTTTGGTCCATTAATAACAAATGTAACATCATCAATCGTTTGAATAACATCAACACCTAAGTTAGTATCTTTACCTCCACCTGTTCTATATTTTATGAAAACCGTGGTGTTTGATTTAGGTACCGCACCTAATGAAAGATTGTTTAAATATGTACCTAAACTAACTCTTAATGTTCCGGTATTGTAGTTATCTAAATTATCTAATGGGTTAACGTTACCAGAACCAAATGTTACCGAAAAATAACCTTCAGGAGTATATTCTGTAACAAACTTATTATTCACATCAATGTAATCACCGGCAACAAAATTATCTCTATCCGATGCTGTTGTTGTGTTTGGTATGAATACTTTGTCTTGGATTAACGATTTAACCTCATACCATTTATTTGATGAATTTAAAAACTCCGAGTTTGTTGGGTTAGATGCAAAGTTTGTTCCTTCTTTATGGATTATACCGGTTACACCCAATACATTTTGTTCAGGTAGATATAATTTTAAGAAAGGTTTTTGGTCCAATTCTGTGATTACTTTTCTGAAAATTTTAGTAACCCCATTTACGACGGCTTCTCTTTTTACAATTGAATATGATATTAATCTGTTATTACCATCAAAATTAGGTATCTTTAATCTGTTTGGTTCACCTTTACTATTGAATGGGTTTGAGAAGTCAATATCCTCCATGGTTTCAAATATTTGTCCCCCACCTGATATTTGTGCTCCCGCTTGGATAATACCCAAGTATCTCTCATCTTCCTTATCACCTCTTACAGGTACATTAATTGTAAAGTCACATAACGCAACTGACGGTCTATTACCCGGTATTCTAATACCATATGTTTTAGCAATGTGAAATAATGATTGTCTTTGTTGTGCAAAGTCTAACATTGTTTCTTGCCAAACTCTATCAATGTGGAAGTGTAAATTATCGGCAACCGCCGCATTTAAATCTAACAATACTGAGAATATAGATGCGTCGTTAGTGTTTTTAATTAAATCGGGGTAGTATTCTCTAGTTAGGTTGACTAACTCTTGTCTTAACCCAGCGAAGTCCCTTACCGAGTATGATATTTTTTTTGCCATGTTATATGTTAATAATTATAAAATCCGACGAAACAAATGGTTCGTTATTAATGTCGTAGTCAATTCTAACTTTAGCCGTATATGGTTTAGTTGAATCACTTGAAACTCTAAACAATCTTGAATCCTCTTCTTCTTTTACACTCATCGGTTCTTCAGGGTCTTGACTCGCGTCGGTAACTCTGATTTCTTTTATTTCTAAATTTGGTATGTATTTTTTTACAGCAGTTCTAATTTCATCCTCGATTTGACCAAATGTAATGTTATCATTAGGTTCAAAAATGTATTCGTATAACCTTGTTCCAAAATCAGGTAAATAATATCGTGAACCCTTTCTTGTTAATATAAGATGTATCAAATTTGCACGAACCTCTCTTTCGGGGGTTTCCGTCATTACCAAAAAATCACCTTTCGGACTGATTCTAAATGGAAAATCTATACCATACGTTACTGCCATACCTATAAATATAAACAAAGATGAATTACTAATAAATAAGAAAAATCGGAAATACCGATTTTTAAAGTGTTTTTATTAATTCTTTAATTCTGTTTAGTTCTTCATTTAAATCCACATCTTTATGTATAAATTTAGAACCTAAATCAGTTTTTAATGATGGTCTGTAAGTTGATTCAGGGTGTAGTTCTTTCATTTTTTTGATTAACATTGAACCAAATCCCTCTCTTCTTCTATTTGGTCTAACCAGAATATCACTAACGGTAATTTCGTTATCAAAAATTACAAAACTAACATACCCAACTATTTCGTCGTCTTCGTAAACTCCGAGTTCATAATTGTTTTGACCATCGTAATAGTCTAAATGTTCTTCTTCAAACCTTATTTTTCCCATCATTAATAAATATGCATAAAAAAAATCCCGACATATGCCGGGATTGTATTGTGTTTAATTTTCGCCCCCTGTATAATTAAACTAAGTAGATGCTTGAGGTCGGCCTCGAACCATTAAGGGAGCCACCCACGATTATGAACCACAACCCTCACATTCAAATGGAGAATCTGTTGGTTTTGACGATAACGCCATTTCTACCAATTTCTCTTCCTCTTGATTAACGTTTTGGGTATATGTAGGGTTTACTACTTCTTGTGATTCGTTTGTGGGTTTAGATGCGGACATATCAATTCCTAATCCTTTTATTGGGTCCACCGCTGACCTTGTTCTTAGATAGTACATACCGGTTTTTAACCCGAGTTTCCATCCATAGATGTGTGCCGCAAGTACTTTCGTTTTATTTGCATTATCAATGAACAAATTCAATGATTGGGATTGGTCAATATAAATTGACCTATTCGCAGCCATGGTTAAGATTCTTTTTTGTGACATCTCCCAAACTGTTTTGTAAACTTCTTTTACTTCCACAGGAATTTCAGGGATGTTTTGAACTGAACCGTTCTCCATGATTAATTTTTTCTTTAACTCATCCGACCATAAACCTCTTTCAAGTAATTCATTTACCAAGTGTTTATTGATAACAATAAATTCACCTCCTAATGTTCTTCTTGAGTAAAGATTTGATGTGAATGGTTCAAATGCTTCGTTGTTACCAAGAATCTGTGCAGTGGATGCTGTTGGCATTGGTGCCACTAATAATGAGTTTCTAACACCATGTTTAACAACCTCTTTTCTTAATGATTTCCAATCCCATCTTCCACTTGTGTCCTTATCGGTTTTACCCCATAATTCATATTGGAATTTACCTTCTGACAATGGAGAACCTTCAAATGAAGAATACGCCCCATGTTCAATTGCCAAATCTTTTGATGATGTTAATGCTGCAAAATAGATTGTTTCAAAAATTTCAGTTTGTAGTCTATCTGCCTCTTCACTTTCAAATGGTAATTTAACCATACAAAATACATCCGCCAAACCTTGGACTCCTAACCCAACTGGTCTATGTTTCATGTTTGAACGTTTTGTTTCCTCAGTTGGATAAAAGTTCAAATCAATAACGTTGTTTAGGTTCTTAACTACTTGGTATACGTATTCGTAAAGTAACGCATGACTAAATTCGCCGTCAAGAATATATTTTGGTAATGCAATCGATGCTAAGTTACAAACCGCTTGTTCATCGGGACTTGAATACTCAATAATCTCCGTACATAGGTTTGAAGATTTAATTGTACCTAAGTTCTTTTGGTTTGATTTGTAATTCGCAGCATCCTTATACAACATATATGGAGTGCCTGTTTCAATCTGTGAAGTTAAAATCGCATCCATCAACTTTCTTGCTTTCACAACTTTTCTTGCTCGACCTTCTTTCTCGTATCTTTCGTACAATTCAGTAAATCCTTGAGTGAATGAATATGGGTCATCGTAAGCATCGGATAAACCCGGTGCCTCGTCAGGGGAAAATAATGACCAATCACCATCTTCCTCAACTCGTTTCATGAATAGACTTGGTGTCCACATTGCTAAGAATAAATCTCTCGCTCTCATTTCTTCTTTACCGTGATTTTTTCTTAAATCGATAAATTCAAAAACATCGGCGTGCCATGGTTCAAGATATATTGCGAAGGAACCTTTTCTTTTTCCTCCTTGGTTAATCCAACGAGCAACTTCATTATAAGTTTTCATCATCGGTAAAAGACCGTCGGATTCTCCACCTGTTCCTTTAATATAAGAACCTTTCGCTCTTACATCATGAACATGAAGACCGATACCTCCAGCCCATTTAGAGATTTTAGCAACGTCTTTGATTGTGTCAAACAAACCATCGATGTCATCTCCTTTATTACCAATTAAAAAACATGAAGACATTTGTGGTCTACGTGTACCTGCATTGAATAATGTTGGTGTTGCATGTGTATAGAAGTGTTGAGACAGGTCATCATAAATTCTTAATGCCATATCCAAATCTCCATTACAGATACCCACCGCAACTCTCATGTACATATACTGAGGTCTCTCAACAATACGTTTACCAATCTTTAAAAGATATGAACGTTCTAATGTTTTAAAACCAA